GAAGGTAATCCTTCTTCAAATAAGATTATTGAGTTTAGTAATCTTGAAGAAGAACTTGCTGATGCAGTTATCCGTATCATGGATTATGCATTTGGTAAAGATTTAGATATTGCAGGTGCTATACTTGCAAAAGTGGAATATAATCAAAGCCGTGAATTTATGCATGGTAAATCCTTTTGAGGTGAAACTATGGATGATTCAAAATATAATGATGATGCAGAATATCTATTAAATATGATACAATCATTTCATTCTGTATTGTTGGAAAACAAGAACAAACCTGTTCGTAAGTTAATAGAAGCATATGAACAGTATTTCAAATTCCAATTAAGGCTATAGGTCGGTGGTTCGGCCTCTTCAGAGGCTTTGTTGGGAACGGAGGTTTGAAGTTAAAAATGTTGGCATCGCTAATCTTGTCATGGATTGCTAATCTTGAGTCATTGTCCAATGTTTTCCTCCAACTTTAGGGGTTTATCCAGTAATAACGACAAAACATGTGTAACATGGAGATAGTAGTCATTGTTTCTATGAAGTCGTTTCCCCGCCCTATGGGTGATAATTATGTTAAAATGGTTAAATAATATATTAAGCAAAGAAATATTCACAAGGAAACCCAAGATAAGATGTCATGTGTGTTTCCTTCCAGCAACTCACAATCTGAGAATAATCAGTAGTGAGTTTGATTCTAATGAAGAATCAGAAATAATAATAACAATATGTAGTGGTTGTAATGAAGAAATATATGAAAGATATAATTCCTGAGATGAATCATAGGTTGTATAAACCTGAGTTTTTGAATAGGACAATAAAATACGAAGCAAAACGGGTTGAAAAATACCAAGAATTACTGGGCTTAGGAATGCGCCCATATCAAGCATACCAAAAATCAAAGAAGGTGAAAATATGAATAATAAAATAAAAGAACACTTGTATGAACTAATAGATATGTGCATTAGAGCAATAAAGTTTCATGGCGAAGATGATGAACATTATGAAACTCTACTTAGTCTAATTAGTTACAGATGTAGAGATTATAGGAACGATTATGATTCTTATGTATCTGATACGGGGGAAGAAGAATGAATATATTTGCACTAAGTAAATGTCCTGTTGAATCAGCACAACAAATGCTTGATAAGCACGTTGTAAAGATGCCAACAGAAACTTGTCAAATGCTACACACAAATATGCTTTTTACAATGTTCAAAGGCATTTATGGTTTTGAACCATCTCTCAAAGAACTCAAGCAATTTCATACACAAACTAATTCTAATCTGATGAAACCTGCAATGCTAAATCATCCTAGCACTATTTGGGCTAGACAATCATTACACAATACAAAATGGTTGTATGAGCATGGTTTGGCTCTTTGTAAAGAATACACATACAGATATGGAAAGACTCATGGAAGTGAAAAAAGAATCCTTGATATGAATATCAATTTGCGAAATGCCTTTTCAGATAAAGCATCTCCCGTTACTATTGCTATGGATAATAAATATCGAATTGAAAGAGATTTTGAAATGACTTTTGCTGACCAAAACTGGTATGACGAAAGAGAATGGGAATTTGTAATACTATCATATCGTCATTATTATCTTGAAGGTAAATGGCGATTTGCTGAATGGCGAAAAGATAGAAGACCAGATTGGTTTCCTGCAAACCAATATGAAATTAAATACAATGAATGGGCGTTGGCATTCAATAAACAATACCACGCAAATATACAATTAAAGGAGGAATAAATATGAGTATTACGAGAGATAAAAGAGTAGAAACAATTAGACAGATGATTTCAGAAACTTTAGATGAAAACGATATAGACTATATGGTGTGGAAAAAGAAACTTGAAGAACTAATTTTTGAATATCAAAATCCTCACATTTATGGTGGTCAAAAGTTTTGGGAATTTGGTCATCGTGATGAAGAAGTTCTTAAAGATGCTCTTTGGAAACTTATTAAATGGATGATTTCCACTCATCCTGATTATAGAGGCAGCACAGTTTGGCGAAGAGGATGGAAGCCACCAAAGGAGGAATAAATATGAAAGATGAAAGTAAAATATTTTTTAATAACGTAGAACAAAAGACTCTTCAAATATTGAAGCAGAAGTATGGTTCAATCCATGACTCTGTTGATTTAATGGAGAAAGAACTAGGAATTGCAAACGCAAATAATTATTTACAAGCAGCATATGAGATGTTTGTAGATAACCCTAGTTCAACAAACTACAATTATATGATTGCAACAATGCTAACTTATCAGTATTGGAGTCAAAAAGATATAAAAGAATTTATTATCACGGAGGACTTTTGATGGTCTGTAAAGATTGTGATGGTCGTGGATTTATCCTTGAAGCAGACTATAATCATGATGTAATGATGAAAGTTGAATGTATGTCTTGTAAAGCGGAAGAAGCGTTTCTTGATTTCTTAGAGCAAGAAGTTCGAGATGTTTTAGTTAATTGCAGTATTCAGAAACTTGCTGAAACGGTTGCAACTGCTATTATCCGTTCTAATACAGATAATACAGACCGCATTCAAATGCTTACTCAAACAAAGAACATACCTGCATTGTTAGCGTATGTTGGTTAAACAAAATGGGCATATGGTGTAATGGATAGCATTTTGGCCTTCTAAGCCGAAGATACGGGTTCGATTCCTGTTATGCCCGCTTATTCACAAAAAACAAGAAATATTAAGACAGTATGGAGAAATTATTATGACAGTAATACAACAAAAGAAACCAGTAGAATTTAGAATAGTCGATGATGAGGAATTACCTCCCATTGTTGTAACTATGAACGAAAAAGATGAACCAAAGGTGGTAATTAATACCTATCACCGTATTTGGATTGGCCTCAATAGGAAACTTATTGCGGGCATATTTGACGCATTACCAGAAAAGGTAGATTATATCCTTGATGGTTATTTGCGAGAACAACGACAGTACGAGAAAATGGATAAGGAGATGATTTAGGTGTTTAAAGCATTAGTTAAACTAGGAATGATGGCAGGGGCATTGGCAATTGCTGGCCCGATTATCCTTTTAGGAAATATGTCAGGAGATGTCTTCGATGACGAATAAATTCGATTTAGATGAAAATGAAACAAGCGCACAACCCCAACGATTAGTAACGCTTAAGTGGCTGAGGTATATGGAACGAATGGAAGTGAGAATATGATAACACTAACAATTTTGAATGAAACAGGACATACTACGCTAACCTTATCGGAAAGCGAAGTAATTGAACAAATCGACACCCATCCTACCCATTGGGTTTTTATCAATGGTGAAATGGTTGCAAGAGAGCAAATTCGTGAAATTGCTTGGGATGACGTTACAAGCGTCGATTTAACCCCTGCAATTGTTGGAGGTTCATATTGATTTAATTCAATATATTTCAAGCCACAAACTTTTGGGGGAGAAGGACTGTTGGGGTTCTTCTCCCCCTTTTTTTTCATTGTTGATTATTATGGATTTAAAATCTTTCATATCCGAAGAAGCCCTATCAATGATGATGCAAATTAACGGTTGGAAATTAATGAATCCTACTGTGATAAATAATATTGCCGTATTTAAGGCAGATTTTTACGACGACGAATCAATTATAGCAGTATCTCCTAAAGGTTCTCAAATTAGAAGTTTAGGAACTACTGTTGTTAAATATCAAAATAAAATATTCAATTCAATATCCGAACTAATAAAAGAGTTTGGAAACAAAGTAATAGACTCATTCGATGAATGGCAATTTATCGAAGAAAAAGAATGGGTTGTTTTTAAGGAAGGCGTATGGGTGTATTCCTTTACCACTTTAGATAAATTGCCAAAGACTACAAAACTAAGGTGTTAATTATGACGACAGAAAAAGAGATTTTATCAGACATCACTGTGCATATGAAATATGCTCGGTATCAAGAAGAAGTACAAAGAAGAGAAACATGGGCTGAAATTGTTAAAAGAAATATGGATATGCATATTAAAAAATATCCAGATTTGGAAACAGAAATTGTAAATGTTTATGATAACTTTGTAATTACTAAGAAAGTATTACCTTCCATGCGTTCTATGCAATTTGGTGGAAAGCCTATTGAGATTTCCCCGAATAGAGTCTACAATTGTGCATACTTGCCAATTGATTCTATTGTATCTTTCTCAGAAAGTATGTTCCTTTTATTGGGAGGAACAGGTGTAGGTTATTCAGTTCAAAGACACCATATCGAACAATTACCAGAAATTGTTCAACCTAATCCTAATAGAACTCGAAGATACTTAATTGCTGATTCAATTGAAGGTTGGGCAGATTCTGTTAAAGTTCTATTAGAATGCTATACAGGTGTTCGTTCTTCTTCTCCAGTATTCGATTATTCAGATATTAGACCAAAAGGTTCTCTATTAAGGACTAGTGGTGGAAAAGCGCCAGGTTTTCAGCCATTAAGGGAATGTTTAGTTAAAATTGAAGGTATTCTTCAAAATATTCCTATTGGTGAAAAACTAAAATCAGTTCAAGTTCATGATATTATGTGTCATTTGGCTGATGCGGTATTAGCAGGAGGAATTCGTAGAGCCGCTATGATTAGTTTGTTTAGTGCTGATGATACCGATATGATTGCTTGTAAATCTGGTAATTGGTGGGAAAACAATGCTCAACGTGGAAGGGCCAACAATTCAGCAGTTATTCTACGACATAGAGTAACGAAAGATTTTTTCATGGAATTATGGGAACGTATTCAGCATAGTGGTTCGGGAGAACCTGCTATTTATTTCAGCAATGATAAAGATTGGGGAACTAATCCTTGTTGTGAAATTGCATTAAGACCTTATCAATTTTGTAATCTTACAGAAGTAAATGCTTCAAATGTTACCGACCAATTTGACTTAGAAGCGAGAGTTAAGGCCGCTTCGTTTTTAGGAACATTACAAGCAGGATATACTGACTTCCATTATCTAAGAGAAATTTGGCAAAAGAATAGCGAAAAAGATTCATTACTCGGAGTATCAATGACAGGTATTGCTTCTGGAGTTGTTGAAAAGTTAGATTTAGAAATGGCTGCTTTTGCTGCTAAAATGGAAAATAAAAGAGTTGCCAATATTATTGGAATTAATGAAGCAAGTCGAGTTACTTGTGTAAAGCCAGCAGGAACTACTTCTCTTGTATTAGGAACTTCAAGTGGTATTCATGCATGGCATGATAAATATTACATTCGTAGAGTAAGAGTTGGAAAGAATGAAGCAATCTATTCTTATTTAGCAGTTCATCATCCAGAATTAGTTGAAGATGAATACTTTAACCCAACAGAACAAGCAGTTATCTCTATTCCGCAAAAAGCACCAACTGATGCAACAATTAGAACAGAAAATGTATTTGATTTATTAGACCGAGTTAAGAACTTTAGCATTCGTTGGGTTCGTGAAGGTCATAGGGATGGATTGAATACTCATAATGTTTCCGCAACAATTTCAATTAAAGATAATGAATGGGATGATGTTGGAGAATGGATGTGGATGAATAGGCATTATTACAACGGATTGTCTGTATTGCCTTATGATGGTGGAACATATAAGCAAGCCCCATTTGAAACAATTACAAAGAAAGAGTATGAAGAACTTGTGGGTAATTTATCTGAAATTGATTTAACTCAAGTAATTGAAAGTCAAGATAACACAAACCTATCGGGTGAATTAGCCTGTGCAGGTGGACAATGTGAAATCTAATCGGGCATTAAGAAACATTTCTTACGCTGACTTTAAAGCGTATGTCCAATTGAATGCAGAGAGATTCTCGTTAGAATCTCAAGAAAGATTAGAAAAAACATTCAATGTCTGCGACCAGTTGGAAAACGAGCATGATAGAAAGGTAAGGTTATATAATGTGCTTTACCACAAGTGTTTGTGGGATATTGACGAAGCCAAAGAGGTTGGTTTTGTTCTTTTCCTTGAAGATGAACTCAAAGATGTTGTAGAAATGTTTTCTTATTACCGTAATAACGATATAAATTATATAGATGAAATAAATAATAAATATAGAGGTATGAAAAATGAAAGAAAAGAATCCAGACTTTGTTAAAAGTCATAGAGCCTACGGTAAAAGAGTAGCAACTCGTTGCCGTATTTGTGGGGGTCAATTATTGATTCCCGAAGAAATAAAGAGACAAGTTCACGAAGTATGTGAACAAAAAATAGATGACAATATGTACATGATGTGAGAATATGGAAGAAGTAAAGAATAAATTAGTATTAAGAATACAAAAAGCAGATGATACAGCAGGACATTTTGAAGCAGAAATATTCAGTGAAAGTTTTTATCGACATATAGGAATTGCTAGAATATTTCCTAGAACTTTTGCACACAAGAAAGACCCAACTAATGCAGCGATTTCAGAATTCGTTAGTAAGAACCTATTAGGTTCAAGGAGAAGGAATAGTAGTTTTTTAAGTATCAATACAACCAACGACTTCAATTTGTTTTTAACAATTGGAACGCTTCCTGTTTTTGTTCAAAGAAAGGGTAATCGTTTTTCTCTAAATGGTGTTGAGAAATCTAAAATTATTATTTGCGAAACTTTATCAAGAATTATCTACAAGTCTTGTTTCGAGAAAGATACTAAAGTTCTTCTTTCTGTTATGCATCATTATCTAAATATGCCTGAAAATGTTCGACATGTATTAGAGAATCGTTTAGCATATCATTTCTTTGATAAACTGTATAATCGACATGATGTTCTAATCAATGTGGAACAGATTGGTTCAGATGAATTTGCATTAGAAATTTCTGATGGTGTTTGGGGAACAATTAATACTGCTAATCTAAATACTATGGTTAATTCATATGTTCATAATAAGAAGCGTGGTCATTGGAAGGACTTAACTCCATCAGTTCTCTTTGAAAGATTAATGGGTCGCCCATGTTCTGAATCAGAACATAAACTGATGGTAGAGTTTCTAAAACAAAATCGAAAGGATGGAATTGTAAGAGATAGGTCTTTGGAACTTCTTAGAGAAGTAGATGAGAAGTACGATAACATTTATGTTTCTTGGGGCGAACCTGATGAAAATGGAACTCGTTTGCCTAAAGAAGTCCTTGTTCGTGGAAAAGGTTATGACTGGAGAATTGAACCTTCTCGCTACAAAGCAAGTGGAACACAAGATGTTCGTTCTTATGTTTGGGGAAGTGAAGAAGTTCATTGCTACGATAGAAGTGGAGAAAAGATTCTCGATGAACAAGGAAATCATATGAAGGTAATAAAAGGTGGACATTGGAAAGGCCCAATTTGTATTGATAATATGCAAAGTGGTTCTTCAATTGGCGACCAATTTGTTGCAAGAGCATTAGCGTTTTTAAATGATACTTTGACAGTTTCAAGAGTTTCTACAATTAGAAGGTATTTGACTCACGAAGCAGGGACTATTAGAAACCCTGCTCTAGACATAGTAATGAATCTTTTGGAGGAAGAATAATGATAAGTTGTGAAGAATGTGGATGTAGGGAATTTAACTTTAATGAAAGACTAGGAGAAAAAGAATGTTCTAATTGTGGGCTTGTATTAATTTATGATGCCTTTGAGGAACAGGTTATTCTCGCAAAGGAAGGCGAACTTGTAAGAAATCCCGATAATAATAGATTAGGTTCTATTATTACAGGAAAGGGTTCGTATAAGTTTAATCGTGGTGGACTAAACAATAGTATGTCTACGCACATTAACAAAGCACTTGTAATGTCAAATATGATTCTAGCAAGATTAGGCTTTTCATCAATTAAGCGTGATGCTGAAATGATGTATATGTCTTTGTATGAAAAGAACGTTTTTGGTGCTTCTAATCTTGAAGTCAGATGTAGTGCGATGGTCTATATTCTTCTTGAAGAGAATGGAACGCCAGTAAAAACAAAAGATATTATCGAAGAGTTTGATTGTAATATTAAACTTGTGAATAAGATGATTAGAAAGATTCGTAAACACAGGAAACCAAATATGAGAGACAACTCATTATTTAAGTTTAAGCGTGAACTTTCTAAATTAACAGATGACTTAGCCTTTCATTTGAAAGCAACAGAAGTTTATGAATTCTTTGAAGGAGTTATTCGAGATAGCCATTTCAATAAAGGTAAAAGTTATGATGCGACTATTTGTTGGATTACAGTAAATATGTTCAATTGGCATCCTATTAATAGAGGAATGATTTCCGATAAATTAGGATTAAGTACCGTAGCAATATGGAAACAAACTCAATTAGTTCTTGAACTGATTGGTTTAACAAAAGCAAAAGAAGTCAAAGGTAAAACCTTTGCAGATTTAATAAACATAAAAGAAGAGGAATAAATATGAAAAGAAAAATATTAGTAATTGGAGCAGGTGGAATTGGTTCGTTTTTGATTCAGTTCTTAGATAAAGTTGGGCTATATGACATTACAGTTGCAGACCCTGATATTGTTGAAGAAAAGAACCTAACTTATCAAAACTTTAGGAAAGGACATGTTGGACAGAATAAGGCATTAGTTATGAGAGATTCATATTCTAGTGTTAGTTTTGGTAATACATTTAAAATTCTTTCAGAAAAACAAATGCAAGGTTATGACCTAGTTGTGTGTTGTGTGGATAACCTAGGAGTAAGACGTACTTTATACAACACAAGCCTTAAGTGGCTTGACCTTAGAGCGCAGGGTAGGAACTCGGCTTTGATTTCATCGCTTTCCGACCCAATGCTTTATGATAGCCTATTAGCAGGAGATGATAGAAGTTTCAGTTGTCAAGGAGATTCTTGGGATGGAACTAATAAAAACGTTCAATTCATGCAAATTGTAATTGCAGGAATGGGCGCACAATGGACACAAAAATTCTTTAACGAAGAAGAAGTAAAAGATTTCGTTATGATTAACCTATAAGGAGATGAAAAATATGGTAAAGAAAAATAACAGATGGACTGCAGAACAAACAGCATTTATGTATTTGCATTTGAATAAGACTTCAAAGCAAATCTACAAAAAGTTTGTAGAAAAATTTGGAGAAGTAAGAACTTTCAAGTCAGTTGAAGTAAAGGCTTCCTCCATGAGAAAGAATAAGGTTGGGGCTAAACTTGTAGCAAATACAAGAGCAGTTGGTAAAAAGCCTAAGCCTAGCCCTAAGCCTAAGAAAAAGACTTCAAAGAAAAAGATTTCTAATAAGAAGAAATGCCGAACTTGTGGCGTTGAATTGACAGAAGACAACCAATATCCTTCAATGAGAAAGAATGGCGCACGTCAATGCAAAACATGTTGGAATACTTACCTTAAAGAACGTAAGAAACTTAAGAAGGTTTCTTCTATAAAGACAGAAAAGACTGTTTCTAAGAAAATGCCTTCTAAGAAAATGCCTTCTAAGAAAAAGCAATTGGAAAACGCAGACCTTTTGATTGCTGATAAGGATAAGCAAATTCTAACGCTTAATCAATATCTTGAACAACGAAAGAAAGAGATTAGGCATCTAAAGGCAACAGTCAAGAATCTTAAACTACAAATTCAAACTCTTACAGATACTGCCGTATTGTCTGAAAAATCATGGAAAGCAGCATTTGAGAAGTACACGAAGGAAATGGAAGGTCTTTTGGCAGAAGCAAAGAAAAAGCCTCTAACTCGTCGAGAACGTCGAAAGTTAAAGAAGCAACAAAAACTCCAAGCAAAATTGGATAAACTAGTAGGTGAGAATAATGATACCGTATGAAGAAGAATTGAAAAAGCGAAGAGATTACGTTGAGGAATCAATTAAAGAAACATGGGATGCTAGAACTGATTGGTATAATGAACATTCAGATTTTGAACCATTTGCAGAAACAAGTTTCTTTGGTGTTATTTGGGATATGTCCACAAAAATTCTACCTCATCTTGAAGTTCAAGTTGTAATTGATGATAACGATAATTGTTTTGTATCATCTGGTTCAACAGGTTTTGTATCTTTTATGCAACAACCAACAGGAATGAAGTTACCGATTAAGTGTTGGATTCATACTCATCCTTTTGGTAGAGCATATTTTAGCGGAACTGATTGGAATACTGTCAATATTTGGCAGACAAAGATGAAAGAAGCGTATGTTCTCGGTGGTCGAGAACATTTTGGTTTTTGGCAGAATACTGACCCTCATACTCTCTTTATTCAAGAAAGTAATATGGGTGAAAGTTATTATCAAAATCAATATAGGGAGGAAGAAGAATGAGAAGTAAATCACCAGTAGCACAAAGAAGAGAAAAGCACTTTGAAAGACATCCGAATGACAAAAACATTCGTAGTCCACAAAAAGGAGTAACATGGGCTAAGAAAACTGAACGTGATAAGAAACTTGAAAAGTTTCATAAAAATCACATTTGGACTTATACCGATATGACTCTAAAGAAGAAGTGGGTTTATATCGGAGGCGAAGAAGAATGAAAGCATATGGAAAGTATTCAGTAGTAATGCAGGATGAAGATAAAGTAGGACAAATTATTGTAAAAGAAAACAATGTCGGTCTTGTTGTAGATAGTAAGAACAAAGATATCATCGGAAAGCGTATTGTATTTTCTTTGATGAAGCCTATTGAAGATTTAGGTGAATTTAAGTTTATTCACGATGATTGGATTTTGGCGGTGTTAGGGTGAAGTATGAAGGAATGTATAGAGAACTACATTACATCGTAACTAGACCGTCTTATTCAGAAAGAATTAATTTGTTTTATGAATGGCACTTGAAACACAAAGGAGATGAAGAGGAATGATTTTATTCGGAGATGAAGTAAAGAAGAAGTTAATGGAAGGAATTAATCTTGTTGCTGATACAGTTAAGCCAACATTAGGCCCACAAGCAAGAACAGTTATTTTGCAAGGTAATCCTCCTGTTGTAATTAATGACGGAGTAACGATTGCAAAGTATGTAAATTCTGATGACGCTTTTGTTGATATGGGTATTCAGTTAGTTCAGAATATTGCATCAAAGGCCCAAGATACTTCTGGAGATGGAACTACCACTGCTTGTGTTTTAGCACAGGCTCTTTGCCAAAACATTCTTGATAATGAAGAAATGTATAATCTTCATCAATTAAGAATTGAATTGTTAGCGGCAGGTATAAAGGTTCGAGATTATCTGTATAAAACTTCAACAGAAATTGATGAAGAGAACGTATTTGATATTGCCATGATTGCATCAAATAATGATGAAGAAATGGCAAATATTATCAGCGAAGCAGTTAAAACCGTTGGTAAAGAAGGCATTATTGCAGTTGAAGAATCTAAGACAAACAAAACCTATCTTGAAGTAAAAGAAGGTATTGAACTAGATGAAGGTTATTTGAGTCATCTTATGGCAAATGCTGAGAATGGTGAAGCCGTATTTGAGAACCCTCTTATCTTTATGTCGAATCTAAACATTCGTAACTTCAAAGATATTCTACCTCTTCTTGAAATTTCTTCTGCACAAGGTCGGCCTTTGTTAATTATGTGTAAAGGTATGGAAGGTTCAGCATTAAACAATCTTATCGCTAACGTAGTTGCAAATACGATTCAATGTGCTGCTATTCTTGCACCTAATTTTGGTGACGCACAAATTGATGAATTAGGAGATATTCAATCCTTAGTCGGAGGTAAAGTATTTACTTCGGAAGCAAAGGATGACCCTCAGTTAGTTTCATTAACAGAACTTGGAAGTTGCTTGAAGGTTGTGGTGTCGAAGGAGAAAACTATTCTGATTGGTGGAGAAGGTAATCCAAAAGATAAAATCGCCCAATTGAGAGGTAGTGTCGAAGAAGCAAAGGGTATGGATAAGGCAAGATTGAAGCGTCGTTTGGCTCGTTTGGCGGGTGGCGTTGCCATTATTCATGTTGGTGCTGGCTCTACCGTAGAATTGCGAGAAACAAAAGAAAGACTCGATGATGCTCTAAATGCAACTAAATCTGCATTGAAGGGAGGAATTATTATTGGTGGCGGAAAGTCATTATATAATGCGAGAAAGGTTTTAGATATTGAAAAGAAAGGAGATTTTATTGTGTATAAGGCTTTAACTGCTCCTTTACAAGCATTGGTAGAAAATGCAGGAATTAGCATTGATAGATATGATGCTATTCTCGATGATTATAAAGACACAGGAATTAATATGGTAACAGGTGTTTCATGTGATTTGAGAGAAGCGGGAATTTTTGACCCAGTTCTTGTAACAATAGGAAGTTTTGATGCGGCTATGTCTATCGCAAACCTTTTCTTGACTACCGACGTAGCAGTATTGATGGGGGAATAAATATGGGGAGAATGGGAAGAAAAAAAATGAGTGTTTATGCTAAACAGTGGTTGGAAGAAATAATAACTTCCGAACCTAAAACAGTAAATACAATATTAGATGATATTTATATTTTTTTAGATAAACGGGAACATAGAAATGTATTTAAACGGATTCCCACAAGGGGTGAATTAATTTCGTTTCTTGACGCTAATTATAGCAAGGTAAGATTAAGTAATTTTACGGGAAAACCCGTAAAAGGATATGGCAATTCAAAGGTGTATTTTTTTAAGGAGGAAAAATAGTGGAAGATAGATTAATTAATGTATGTGCTGATGCCATTACTCTTTTGAATGTATTAGGCCATCCTGATTTAGCAAATACTCTGCAAGAAAGAGTTAATACAATTATGGGGGTTCATGAATGAAAAGAGCGATTACTGTAACTTTACCTGCACCACACAAGGCGGAAATAAAATGTCCTATTTGTGAAGGTAATAAATGTAAAGTCTGCAATATGACTGGTAAATTACAGATTCCAGTAGCACCAAAGATTCCGATTCAAAGAGCGCATATCATAAAATATGTTGTAGAAAACATACATGAAATTGCTAAAGAGATAACAAAGTCTTATGGTTTAGTTCCAGAAATAAATACTTCTGAAGTATTAGAAGTAAATGAAGGGCAATTTGAAATAGTTCAAATATCTTCATTAGGTGGAACGTGCTGGGTTGTTAATCGTTTAGACCAATTAGATGTTCCTAGATACTTTACATCTGCTCAAGACTTAAAGAAATTTAAACAGGGGTGGATGAATTGAGTCTTGAAAGAATAGGTTCAGTCGTCAGAAATTCTGATGAAGAAATTGTAATTCAAACAGGAACATATTGGAATGTTGAAGTAGTTGATATTCGCTGGTTCAAGAAAGACAAACCGACAGGAAAAGGAATAAGAATGAATATTGATGAGGCTAATAAGGTCTTAAATTTACTAAGGAGGAAATTAAATGAGAATAAAGAGGATGAGTGATGTACAAACTAAAAAATCGTTGCGTAGAGCAAACCCGTTAAGAAAACATTCTATGGAAGCCTTTAACGAATTCAAGTTTAAAGCAGGTGAATTAGTTGATTTATTTGCTTGTTATGTTGATATTAGGAAAGGTATTCCCGCAGGTGAAGGACTTCGTGGGGCTACTATGCAACGTGAAGATGTAAAGAATTGTTTTGATACAATTCAAAGTATTTTACTTAAAGAAATACTAAACGAACAAATGAATCTATACGGAGATGAAGAAGAATGAACATTGAAAGAGAGATGAATATATGGCTAAAAGCACATTTTCCAGAAGTTTTAGAAAAATGGGAAAAGCACAAAAAACAATTCTTACTTGAACACTATCAAGAGAGATTTGATAAAATTAGAGAATGGTTTGACAATGGTGCTAATATTCCAGAAGAAATTGAAAAGGCAGTAAAATTGATTTTGAAAATGCAAAAGGAAAATCCAGAAAATAGTCTCGACTATCGAAGAATGATTATGCAACTTTGTCGTGGATTGGAAGGATGGCCATATACTAGGTGATACTATGAATAAACTATACTTAATTGCAAACAATGATAAAAAGTTTGCATCATGGTGCAAAGAAAAACGAAAGAAACTTGATGGAGTATTTCTTGACAGTTTTAATATGAATGCTCAAGAAATTCGATATGCAAACTATTTTGCAAGAGCATCATTTATTTGTTACTGGGAAATACAACTAAATGGTTCATTAGCAAAATTAGCACCTGCAATAACACAAGCAACTCTAATTCATGTAATGCATAGACTTCTTGAAAAAGATAAGCAACATGAAGCAGAGGTTGTTTCTATGATGATGACTAATTTCCTAAGACTATTACAGGAGATTGATTCTAATGAAGAAGAATGATTGGATATACTTAGCGAATGCTATGTGGGAATATTCTGAAAAACACGAAGGAAGAGTTAGTCAATTACTCAAACAATTGATAAAAGAAGTAAATAAAAATAAGGAAGTGATGATAGATGACAATGAAACAATTAGCGAGATTGTTACAAGCGAGCGAGTCTATGACTCCAACTCAAGCGGTAACATTCCTTTCAAGGGAAATGGGAAGATTTGAGGATAAGCAAATACTATTCAGTATTTTATCTCTTGAGTTAGCACCAAACAATATTGGTTTGGCAAAGGCTAAGAAATGGATGGCTAAAATCTATGATGTCTTTGAAGATGAAATTGATGTAGAATATGATACTTATGGAGATTTAGGAGAAGCAATGTATTGGTTTGATAACTCTCAGAAAGATAACAAGTACACAATTAAAACTTTCAAGACTCTTCTTGAATTAGATTGTTCTAATATGACTTCTAATTCATTTGCTTTGATTGAAGAACATCTACTAAATATGTCTGATACTGAAGTAAAGTGGTTTATTCGTTATTGGCTACGAACACCAAGAAACGGTATTCAATCTACTACACTTAAGAAAGTATTAGCAAAGCACTATGGTAAAAAGATTGCAGATGTCAAAAAGCACTGTAACTTCAATAGTATGACCGACGTTATTTCATACTATGAAATGAATGAAGAACCGCCAATGAATCTAACTCATGGCGCATTTGTTTCACCTATGCTTGCAAGGGCAATGCCTATGAACAAATGGCCTACAAATAAAATTGTAGATTTCAAGTATGACGGTAATCGTTATCAAATTCACAAGCAAGACGATAGCGTGATTATTTTTAATCGCACTGGAAAAATCGTAACAGACCAGTTTTCTGATGTCGCAGAAATAGTCCGAAACTACGAAGTTAATAATCTTATTCTTGACGGAGAGATTTATCCTGTAGAGAACGGATTACCTGCACCACATTCTAAACTTGCTACAAGAGTACATTCCAAAGACAAAGCAGAAGCAATTTCCAAGTGTCCCGTTAAGTGGGTAATTTTTGATTGTCTGATGTATAAAGGAGTAACAATAATGAATCTACCTTATTCCCAGCGTTTAATAGAAATGAATACTCTACCTGACCAAGCCGAGCGTTCAACAACTGATGTAATGGCTTTCTACAATAAAGCAATCAATGAAGGATTTGAAGGCATTATTGTAAAGGATGCAAGAGCGCCTTACGAATCTGGTAAGAGGTCAAAGTATTGGGCTAAGTATAAACCACCTCTAATTGATTTAGATGTAGTTATTATTTCAGCAAAGTATGGTGACGGCAAAAACTCAAATGTATTTGCTACATTTGAAATTGCAGTAAAATCAGATAACGGTTTTACTTCTGTTGGTTGGTGTGGAAGCGGCTTTACAGATACGCAACTAATTAATCTCACTAGCAATCTAAGAAAAAATGTCGAGTCTTTCAAAGAAGGAACATATCATTTCTTGCCTCGTATTGTATTGGAAATACGTGCTGATTTGGTAAGTAAAGATGCTAAAGGAAATCTTTCTCTCAGATTTCCAAGATGCAAAAGGATTAGAGAGGATAAATTCGTCAATGATATTGACACACTAAAAAGAATGGAGGAATTACAATGACTTATGTAAATGGATATGTAGTAAATCACAAGGGACAAATATATGAAATTTCTAAATTGTCTAAAAAGGCAGTAGGAACATTCATAGGAACTCATTATGGAAAAATTAGGTCTATTCAACGAGAACTTTTCTTATTGCATCAACGCCTACATGATATTCGTATTGCAGATGGAGAAGAAGCAACTCTTACTAAAACTAACGTAAAGATTCTAAAAGAGTTAAAGATTCAAGATAGCGACATTGATGAGTTTTTAGACTTTGAAGAACAGAAAAGAGTTTGGAATACACCCAAATTAACTCAAACAACTAATGAAATGTATAGGCTACGACAAGTATTCAAACTGGCTATTCAGGTTCTTGAAAAAGAAGCCGACTATGAAGTAGTTAAATCAGTTCTAATGCAAGGAATACAGGAGGAAAAACAATGATTAAGAAGGGAGATTTAACTGTAATTGATAGAATTACATATTCAGTAATTCGCATTGAAGAAGGAATGGCTCATCTAAAAGATGTTGTAAATCCACAAGGTCGGCCAAGAAAAATGAAAGTTGAATTGGTTCCATATTTCAATGAGGAAGGAGAATTTATTATTCCCGAAAAACCATCTCTACCGAAGTTTAATCGCAGTGGTAAAATTTCACTACGGGCTATGGTTAAGGAATATACTGATATGCCTATCTCTAGAGATTTTATTGCTTTTCTTAAATTATGGATGGAAGGAGCAATAGAAGATTTAGTTGTAGCGGCTGAAGAAAATGCTGAAGAAAGGGGACATAGAACAATTACTCCTGCTCATTTCTATTGGTGGGAAATGCACCCTACTCAAGACCCTAACGGTTATTGGCCCGATAATTCAAAGTATTTGGAGGACTTATGATGTTTAGTAAAGATATGTTATGTGGTATTCTTCTTTCATCAACAAAGATGGACTTGAACATTGTTTCTTCAGATGCTTCTGCCATTGGTTATAGAGTTCGTTTACGATTAAATATTCGAGCAAACGCTGAATTTCTTCTAGCAGTACAACGTAGTTTATTGCAACACGGTATTGAAACAACATACCGTTCAGAAGAACATTCTACAAGACGTAAACCTATTCTAAGAATTGGCGGAATTAAAAACTTATATTTACTAAAGTCAATAGTGAATCCTAATCTCCCGCATTCAAAGGGAGAATGGCATTCATTTCTAGAATGCGTAGATATAATTTCAGAGAAGAAACATCTAACCTTAGAAGGTATGGAACGATTATTTGAAATAAAAGGTGTAGTATAATGGGATTAACAAATATGAAAAAGAACAGACCAATACTTCTGACAGGAAAAACAGGAACAGGTAAATCTACAAAGGCAAAGACGTTTGTTAATAATCCTATTATTGTTTATGCTAATGAAATGGGAATCAAAGATGTATTCTCAATTCCAATTGATGACGGAATTATTATCGAAGACGTTCATCACAAAGCAAAGAAAGAAGAAGTGTTGTTCTTAATTAGAAACTATAAAGGACAAATTGTTCTGACTTCTATTAATGAAAAGGATGTTCCAAAGGAAATCAAAAACCTGTGTCAAATCAAAAGAGCAGGAGGTAAAAATTATTTAAGGGAGTCCATTAAGAATAAAGCCCCTAGAAGTGAAGAACCTGTTCTTTACAAGAGAGATACTTATTCTCTAGTAAGAGAGTATCTTAAGCAAACAGATAGGGATTTAATGGCTGAATTATTAGTTTATAATAAACCTCCCGATGTTCAGATTCTTTCATGGTTGTGCGAAAACATACATCCTAACAAATTAGTTTTTATTGACAGTGTGGTAAAGAGAAGATGGAGTCAAAGGTATTTTTATGAAATGCTTGCGTATAGGCACGATGGTCTAAACTATGGCAGATTAAAAATGCCTCAGCGTAAATCCTATTCTAAGAAACCCTACTTAGCAAGAAAACTTGGCATTAGCAATTCTAACGTAAATGTTCTAAAGCAATTACTAAATGATGAAGGCTTTGCTAAATATGTAAGAAACAAACTTAACAATGCTGATTCTAGATTGTTGGGGTTAAAAGAAAAGGAAAGAAGAACAAAAAGAACTCCTACCCGAATAGAGGTAAGAAGTTTAACGGATTATTTTAATGGTGAATAAGATGTCATATAGCACATATATAAAGTTTGATGAAATGTTGATAGTTGGTTTTGGTCTTTCTCTTAATAAGGTTAAAACATTAAAAAAGACAAGAAAAGTAGCACTTCCCCGAAATTTTATGCAAATGAAAATATGGAAAGTTTTAACGGAAGAACAATTTAATTTGCTATATACTGTTCTTCATAACGAATCAACTGATATATTTATCGAATTGGCTGTTCTTATGAATAAAGAATGGAAAAATACAGTCGGTAGATACAATAAAAACAAAAGACAAAGGGAATACGAGAGGAAACCAGAAAGAAGGAAAAGGGCAGCCGCTTATGGTAGAAAATACCGTGAAGAGAATAAGGATAAAGTCAGAGAAATTCAAAGAAGGAGTTATCTTAAAAATAGAGATAAAAATAGAGATAAGGTTAATAGAAGACAAAGAGAACGTTATCACAAGAATAAGGAGAAATAAATATGTTATGGACAGAAAAATACAGACCAAAAGGAATAGGCGACATTGTAGGACAAGAACATTTTACAATGGATGCTGAATTATGGATTGAAGAAAGAGATATGCCGAATCTTCTCTTTTATGGAAGAGCAGGGACAGGTAAAACAGGTGCAGGATTAGCACTGGCATATTCTATTTTAGGAGAAAATGCGGCAGATAACTTTTTCGAGATTAATGCATCTGATGATAGAAAACTTGAAACTGTTAGAACACTTATCAAACAAATAGCACAAACAGGTACTATTGGTGATGTTCCGTTCAAGATTCTGTTACTAGATGAAATGGAAGGAATGACAAATGATGCTCAGAACGCTCTAAAGAGAATCATGGAGCGTTATGCGAATAACATTCGTTTTATTATTACTTGTAATAATAAAAACAAAATTATTCACCCTATCCAAAGTAGATGCGCTAATTATCATTTTAAGCCTTTATCGAATGACCGAATATTGGAAGTTGTTAAAGGTATTCTTCAACGTGAAGAAATAACTGGATTTGACGATAATGAATTGAGTTCCTTTATAGCCACTCTAAACGGTGACTTAAGGAGAGCGATAACCGAAATACAGGCCGCTAAATACTCAAACATTTCACTCAAAAAGCAAAGTGAAATTTCATTAGAAGAATATGTAAAAATAATTAATTTGATAACTAATAAAGATACAACCGTTCTTTCTATACTCCATGATATGATTTATGCAGGTCGTGATATTTCAGAAATTTGTATTGGATTACACGATGCAGTAATAAACATGAATGGATTAGATAGTAATGTTAAATTTAAGTATCTAAGAACATTAGGAGAAAGTGAATATCGTTCAACAACTATGACACCAAGAGTATTGGTATCATGGTTTGTTGGGCAATTGATGTAAAGGACAAAAAATAAGAAATACGGAAGTGAAAAGTATGCAAGAAAAATTGAAAAAAGAAATTGAAATAGGCGCAAAGATTGTTGAAATGTCTGTCGAAGAAGCGATGAACAAATTCAAAGAGATTTGTAAGGAAAACACAACAAGCGAGGATTCTCAAATCGCTCTCGCTCTATGGCGTGGATATGTTGGAAATGTTCAACGTATGAAGAAAGTAAGCAATAACTCTTCTAATACTGGAAGTAACTCTTTAGTAAAGAAGGCATTTGGTTTCTTCGTTGCTTTAGAAGCACCAAGAGATATGATGAGTTGGAACCGTAATCGAGCAAAAGAAGAATATCTTCGTGATGCTGATAGAGCATTAGAAGATGGTCATGTTGCCGTCGCTACTCAAAATGATGATAATACGTGGACTGTTGCCCGTTATCATAACAACGAATATGAAGAGAAGAAAGTTTCATCTTTGCCCGATGGTGCAGAAGAAACAGAAGATGGTACTACCATTATTCCTCTTGATAATCAACCAACTTATATGTCTGGTGCAAAGAATCGAAACTATGGAAATCCTCTTCCTTTGGAGCAGTTCCGAAGAACAGGTATTTTCTATGGTTCTTTAGAAGGCGGAGAAATGAAAACTTATATGTTTTCATACAAGAACCAACCTTCTGTTGATTTTGCTCCTAATTGTTATGAATGGGTTCATTTCCTTTGTATTCCTAGCGATGACGGTTCTGCAATCTATGGTATGACAGAAAATACTTTGAAGAGCCTTATGCTCAATACTGAAGTAGACCCCGAAGGCGACGATTATCGAGATATGTCAAGTTTTGACTTTGAATCTTGTTTAGCAAGTAATTTCAAAAGTCATCTTGTTCCTCTTTCAAATGTTGATAGAGCGCATATTGAGCGACAAACTCTACCTGCAAGAGAACGATTTATTGTTACAGATGGTTCTGTTGATAGCATTACTATGACCGCTACTGCAAATGGTAATCGGATTATTAACATTAGTGACCTTTCTGCTGAATTCGTTGAAGATGGTGAAAATTACACAACTTGTTGGATTCCTAGCCATATTGATATTGACTTCGGAATTGCTTCTTCTGTTATTGTAGTTGGTCGAACATCTCAAAGAATTGTTGATGGTGTCGCTGATGCAGTAACAATTAACGTTTCAGGATTATTGGTAACTAACCGTGTTGGTGCGCCTCCAGAAACAGTTGAAGTTGTTGAAGACGATTTAGATTGGTTTTGATTAGGTAATAATTAGAATTAAAGGATAGTGTAACAGTAGGCTGTTAATGACTGTCAAAGGGGTGCGAAGCCCTATTAAATGAGGAATTTTTATGACAACAGATTTAAAAGAAGAAAGATTCCTTTTGAAAGGCGATGCATATATCGTTGATTTAGCGAACGTTGATTTCTTAACTTGGAGAAAGAACGAGAAAGAAAACGGAACTTATTGGCTAAAGATGCATTTCCAAACAAAGGAAGCAAGATATATTTGCGATAAATACGAATTAGCAACTATCGTAATGGCATGGACAAAAATGCATGGTAAAGAATTAGATATAGATATAAATGAATTAGGTGATAGTTATGGGAATAACAGATAATACAAATAAAGATGAGAAGACAAATTTTGGACAAAAGCAAGAAGCATTTAACTCTCGCTTTCGACAAATTATGGAACAAAAAAGAAAGGATAGAAAGAGCCGAATGGTTCTTGGTATTTGGGGAGAACCAAAGACAGGTAAAACTGGAATTGCTTTGGATTTTCCTGAACGTAAGATTTACGTTTTAGATTGGGATAGTGGAGTTGAATCTACATGGATTGAATGCCATGACGCAACAGAACGAATTGAAGTATTTGACCCAATTGTTCAAGACAAGGAAAATAAAATTGATATTACTGCATCTGAACAAAACTCACATGATTTTATTCGTTATGTTCGAGGTCAAATTGAAAGTGGTGAAAAGCCTATCTTTGTGATGGATGGAGTAGATACATGGTTCAAGAAATGTATTTACAAGGTTAATCCGAATCCAACAGTTGTAACAAAAATGATGCCATTTCAATATGGTGCAAGAAACAAAACTTTCTATCATTTGCTTGAAGCAATCTTTAATCTAAAATGTGATGTAATTTTCATTACTCACGAAACTGAAAAGTTTGTAGATAATGTTGCTACTGGTATTCAACCTGCATGGAAGGACTGGGGCGGAAAACTAGAACAAGAGATTCATTGTTCTAGGAGAAAGGTAAAGGGTGAAATACACTTTGTTGCTGAATTAATTGGTTCAAGAACTAATGGCAACTTAGTAGGAACACGCTGGACTATTCGACAAGGAACGCCACCAAATATCGTTTGGAACGGTATTCCTGAATTGCAGGAGGGAAAGATTTGAAGTTCGCAGCAAACACAAAAGATATTACAGAAGCATTGGAAAGCATTCAAGGAAAAGGTAAATACCTAACTTCATCAGGGTTTTCTAGTAATTCAATGGGTACTTATGTTTATATGAATTTAGAAGGCCGTATTCTTAATCTTTGGAATGGAGATGCAACCTTTGGAATGAATATTACATTACAAGTTTTAGGTGCAGAAGATGGAGAGTTTATTTGTGATACGCAAGTTATTCTACCATATCTCAAAAAGTTTGGAGATATGACTTTGTTTGAGGGAGAAGATTTTCTTAAGATTTCTTCTGATAATAAAACTGCATCTGTTTCAAGGGTTGTTAATCATCCAAATATGACAGTATTGACTCGACTTAATACTATGCTTGAACATATTTCTTATGACGAAGGAATAGAAACCTTGCCTAAATTTGGTAGTTCTAATTTTGAAGGTGCTTTTACATTAGAACAATCAGTATTTGCAGATTGTATTTCATCTTGCGAATTAGCAAAGCATGGTGCATATAAGTTGGATTATGATGGAACTTCCGTTGAGTTTTCAACGGGTTCTACTATTCAGAATAAATACAAAGAAACAATTACTCCTGACCAGAATACAGGAGAACCTGCAACATTAGAATTTAGTGGGCCACTACATAAATTCTTTCCAAAGAAATCAAAAATTAATTTCTATGTGAAAGATGAGTTTCCGCTACTTCTTGTTTCAGAAGATAGAAAATTAGTAAAAGCACCGTTCACATCGGGGAATTAAAATGATAATTAGTGCGTTAGATAATGGAAAAACAATTTATACTTCATGGAGAAACGGAAAAGAGAAGGTAGAACAGGTTATAAATTTTATACCTTATTTCTATATCTCAGTAAATTCAAAGCGACCAACTTCATACAAACCTTCAAAGTTTATTGAAAGGGATTTTGTCTATGAAGAAGGAGATTGGTATAATCTTGAAGGAACGAAACTTATTCGTGTATATGTTGAATCTGCTAAAGATATTAAAATTGCAAAGAAGAGTTTTCTTCAAACATATGAAGCGGATGTTCCTTTAACATTTAGATACGCAGTAGACACTTTAGGTTCTTTGCCTGAATATAAAATGCGTAAATGGTATTGGGATATGGAATGGCAACAAGGTGGACAATATCACGATTGTATTACTACTATTGTAATGTATGATAATTATGATGAAAGATACTATCAGTGGGTGTGGTTTCCAGAAAATACTCAACCTAATCTTGCTGTAAATTTTGATACAACCTTTATCTTTGAAAATGAAAAAGATATGATTGAAAACTTTATGCAAACAATTCAAGAAAAAAATCCAGATATGCTTATTTCATGGTTTGGTAATTTTGCTGATGTTCCGAAACTACTTGAGCGAGCGTGTGCTTTGGGTCTGAATCCCTTAGTAATATCTCCTGTAAGCGAAGTAAGGGGTGTTGTATCAACGAAGAACGGTCATAAATTCCTTTACAGTGAAAAGGGGTTCGGGAGTATCGAACAGCCCATCAAGGGGCGCATTACCCTCAATTTAGACATGGCCTTTGAACGTCAATGGAATGACTCACAAAGAGGTACTTTACCTTCATTGAGTTTAGATTATGTATCTGAATTAGTTCTTAATCGAAAGAAACTAGTTTCGGAAAAGTTTCCTGACCCTAACGAGTTTTATCGTAGGGCGTGGTTAGAAGATACTCAAACATATTTGAAGTATGCTTTGATTGATGTTGAACTAATGGTAGAATTGGATGAATTAAATTATTGTAGTGAAGCAATTATCGCACTACAAAGATTATTGATTGCACCCTTTGATGCTTGTTTTTATGCTAGTCATATGGGTTCAATTTATTTTATGCGTAATGCTACATGGATTGCACCAACAGGTGAAAAGGTAGAGAAGCGTCAAGAATATGATGGTGCTATGATTTATGACCCATTAAGTGAAGGAACAAATGGATTGCATCTTAATGTTGCTGCTTTTGATTTTGCTGGTCTTTATCCCAGTATGATGATTGCTAGAAACATTTCATGGGAAACTAAATCAGAAAAACCAACAGAGTTTGGAGTAAATATCTTAACACCAAGAGATTTCAGTATTACTGATAGAGAACAAATGCTCTATTATAAGACAGATGAATTGGGTCTTCTGCCAAGAGCAGTTCTTGAATTAAAAGAATTAAGAAATGAATACAAGCGTCTTATGAAAGAAGCAAGAGAGAATGATGATAAAAATGAATATGTCAAGTGGTATAACAATCAAATGGCAGTAAAGCGATTAATGGCCTCTTTTTATGGAATTGTCGCTTTTCAAGGATTTGGTTGGGCTGATGTAGATTTAGCCGCTAGTATTACTGCTAGTGCAAGAGAAGCAATTCGTTTAGCCGCATTTAAAGCAAAGGAGATGGAATGAATGGGAAAAAGGTCAATACCAATCAAAAAAACGATATACAATTATTGGGAAAAAAGCCCACTAAAATCAGTTTTAAACGAGCAAGCGTTTGACGGAAATAACAATAGATGTATGGCTTGTGGTGCAGAAGCAAATATAGACCGAGCGCATATTGTTTCTCGATTTTATGGAGGTTCAAACAATCCATCAAATATCCATTGTTTATGTCAAATTTGTCATAAATTAAGTGAAAATTTAGAAGGACATGATTATTGGTTATGGGTTGCCTTAAAATCAAAATTGTTTTCTTATGGAACAGATATGACATATGAAATGGATTACAAATCATCAAAAGACAAAACTCTTGTTCCGTATTATACGGAATTTGAATATCCTATTAAACTAAAGAAGTATTATAGAGAATATACACAACTATCTTTGCTTGAAGGGTGGACGGGAAGAAGTGCTTTATGTTACCTATATCTAGCAAGATGCTTACCTAATGAATTGGATATAAGTTATCCTAACTTATCAGATATAGAAGAAGTTTTAGAATATAATTCAGAATTACATGATTATATTACTGTTATTAAAAAAGCAGAAGAGGTGATAAAATGGGAAGAAGTGCAGGAAATCACAGAATAAAAAAGAAGTTGATTGAGTCACTAAAACAACTTGAAAACCCCGATGAATTCCAAATTAGCGAAATAATCTCTTTTTATGAAAGAGAGCATGGGAGAACTTATAAAGTGAATCGCTTAACATCTCTTTTGAAGCCATACGCTTTCCCTGTTGGAAACAGGTCAAGAACAAGTCATTGGACAGTAAAAGGAAAATGGAGGCATATTTATGAAGAAGAAAATTGTAACAGTTGAAGTATCTTATGATACAGAAGAAACATGGGATATTACTTTACAAGAAGTAAAAGAATTATTTCAGATGATGAACAATCTCAAAAGGAACGCTATTATTACAAGGATAAGTGAAGAGAATGATGATGGACAAAACCAATGAACTTCTCGAAGAACTTCTTGCTATGATAGCAAAAAGCAATAAGATATTGATGATGGTAAATATCGTAAATATAATAACCATTATAACAATCGTAACGGTGATAGTATGAGTAAAGAAATCAAAGAATTGAAAGCGGAAATAGCAAATCTAAAGCAAACAGTAAAGCGACTCGAAAATGAGTTGAATCTTCTCTATGAAGAGAATACTACGTTTGTAGATTTATTAAAGGACATTAAAACAATCAAACAGGAATTGATGCAATACACTGATAATAAAATCTATTTTGAGAACGCATGGTGATACTATGAAAGTAGTTTATGGGCATACAGATTCAATCTATGTTCAGATTGAATCTATTGAAAAGGCTGAATCATCAATCAAAGAGATTGAAGAATCAGTCCGTGAACACTTTCCTAATGTATTGAATCTTGAACAACATCCTGTTGTTCTTGAATTTGAAAAGTATTTCTCAGCATTAGGTGTTGGTACAACAAAGAATAGAAATGCAGGTTTGGTATCTTGGGAGGATGGAGTTTGGCTCGATGAACCTAAATTCACAATGACTGGCTTTACTGCAAAGCGAGTTAGTGAAACTAAACTTGCAAAAGAGGTACAAACAAATGTACTGAAAATGTGGGTAGAACAAAGAGATATGAAAGAAATTAACAAATACTTACATAAAAAGTACAATGACGTCATCAATGGTAAAATCGAAAACAAAGAGATTATCAAGAGAAGTCGATTGCGTAAAGAAAGATTTGAGGTTAAATGCCCAGAATGCAGAAAGCAACATCATTTAACTGAGTGTCTTAAAATTAAATGGTGCGATAAATGTGGAACTGAAACCAAATTCTTCTTAACAACTAAATACAAGAAACCCACAATCGGTTCGGGTATCGCAGGGGTTCTGTATGCTTGGGAAAAAGAAGATAAAACCTTTGATGATTCATATTTGTTTATGAAAGTACAAGGCGTTAATGATACTTATACGCATCCTCTCACGAAGGAAAAAAGAGAAGTAGAGTTTGTTTCGGGAACCGTTTATGAAGATTTTAATAATTATATTCCCAACTATAAACACTACGCAGAAGAAGTGATAAACAAAGCAAAGCCTATTTACAAGGCGATGGAATGGGACATTTCTTCAATACGAACAGGAAAACTACAAATGAAATTAGACGAATGGTGGTAAAATGAAAAAAGATAATTTAGATAAAATAAGAGAAAAATGGATTTATGAATATGGTAAGTTTCAATTAACTGTTAAAGAAGATGTGTCCTTTGAGGATTTTCTTCTTTGGCATGTTGATATGTTAGAGGGTGAATATCAAGCATTTATTGATGAGGTGAAGAAGAATGAACGATGATGAAAGATATAATGCGGTGATTTCCTCGATGAGAGAGTTCACCTACCAATGGAAACCTGAAAATTATGATGACCCTTCACAACCAATCTTGAAAATAACAAAGTCTTCTTTGGGTTCTTTCGATTGGTGTCCGAAAAAATACGACTTTTCTTACATCCAAAGATTGCCTCAAGACCAAACGGAGGCTATGCTAAAGGGAACAGTATTGCACAATCATAGAGAGAACTTTTTCAATGACTTCGATATTGAGAAGGCATCAAAGATGAACAATAGTGAAATTTTAGAATACTGCACAGGATTAATGCCCGTTGATGAGTATTATGATATTTCAGTAACAGTAGCATCGCTTGAAGCACAGCGATTTATTGAAGCAAAGTCAGAAGATAAGATAGAAGAATATTTGCCAGTTTGTAATGAAGGAATGTTTGATGCTGAAATTACAATCCCTGCAAACATCAATCCAAAGTTTCCTCTTCAAAGGGATTATGTAATTCACATTCAAGGAATCATTGACCGAATTTTTAGAGAGAATGGAGGACTCGTTCCCTTTGAATATAAAACTGGTCTTTGGAAAGATTACAAAACAACTTCAATGAGAAAAGAAATGGCGTTTTATGAATTACTTATCGAGAATGCAGCCGATGAAGTTATGATTAAGAATGGTCTTGACCCAAATGATAAAGTAACTCACTGGGGTTGGTATTATCCAGCATCAAATTACATTTATGCAGAAGAGAGAAAAAAGAGGTCTATGACTTCTGTGATGAATAATATCGCTAAATTGATTCATCACTATGAAAGAAACACATTTCCTACTAAGTTCTTTTACAAAACTTGCGCTCATTGCTCTTACTTTGGTATTTGTGATGCAGCACAAGAAGATTCATGGGTGTGATAATATGAGAAAAACATTAGTTGCAAGAGATAAGATTGTAGAATATAAAATCGAACTGAAGGATTTGTATGACCAAATGAAGTTTAATTACCAACCGCCTTTGTCGTTTAGTGATTTTCTTATTATGAAGATAATGACTATGGAGGTAGAAAATGAAAGAAGTAATTGAAGCAAAAGTAAAAGTAAGGACTTGGACATTCAATGAAATATCAAATCTGATGGTAACGATTGAAAGCCTATCAAATGAAATCTATTCAGAAATGAATCTGATAGAAAGATTCGATATGGTCAAAGAAACAAAAATCAATGATAGTATGGTTGGTTACTACTATGCTGATATATTGAGAGAGATGTGCCTTACACATATTAAAGCAGAAGTAGCAGGAACAATAAAAGATATGCTGAATACAGCAACAGTAAATTTTGGAGGGATAAATAATGAAGTTTCCGAGAGCAGTTTGGGCGGGAAGTCACCTGAAAAACGCAAGACAAATGAAAAGAAGAATAGTTCTAACGAAGAATGATTATATTCAATTCGTCAAAGATTACAACAATAAGATGAATGTATATACAACTGTATATGATTTTAAGCATTTTAGTGAAACAGCACCAATTGATTCTTCTGTAATTAGAAACAGAATATTCTTAGACTTTGATGGACATAATGATGACCTTGACAAAGCATACCGTGATGTTAAAATAATTATGAACTGGGTTATGGAGAATGACATCATGCATACTTTATTCTTTTCTGGAAGAGGTTTTCATTTATTTTTAGATGGTGAAGAAACTCAGGACATTCGAGATATACAGGCTTATTTTAAAGTTATCAAAAATATCTTAAAAGAAAAAGTAGGCGATGATAATACATTAGATGATAGGGTTGGACAAATTACTCGTTTAAGGAGAGTTCCGAATACTGTTAATATGTCATCTTCAGATAAGAATGGTAACTCTCTTTTCTGCATTCCTTTGTTATATGATGACCTTAATTTAAGTCTTGAAGATATTATTTTGTTAGCATCTAAACCTAGAAGTATTCCTTTCAGAAAGGTCGGCAATACAAAGGTCAAGTTTCCCGAACAACCCCCCATTGAAGCGGTTGAAGGGGAAGTTAGCGTACCGTTCTATGAAGGAAAACTTCCAATGTTGCCGTGTTTGCATAACGCAGTAATGACGGAGAATCCTTCACATTTAGCGAGAGCATATCTTGTATCTTGGTATCGAGATTTATTGACTTTGCGAACTAATCTTACTTCATTGGAAGAAAAGAATAAAGTTTTAGATATGGTTGTTGAAGAGATTAAATCTATTGCTGAAAATAATGATGAAGTCTGGTTAGACTGGGATGAAGGACAAACACGCAAACATGCACGTTTTACGGTGCATGGTAATTACAAAACTCCTTCTTGTGATAAACTTATTTCAGAAGGATATTGCATAGGTAAATGTTGGAGGTTTCCAAATGTTGATAATTGATAGTAGAGAAAAAGAAGGTTCTAAGTTAGTGAAACTAGTTGAAGAACGGGCAAGAATTCTAAACATACCAACGGAAAAGAAGTGGTTAGAAATAGGAGATTATGTCTTTTCTGACGTATGTTTTGAAGCAAAATCTGTTGTAGATTTTATTGGGTCTGTAATGTCTAAAAGACTTTGGACTCAATTAGATAATATGGATAGGCATTACAAGAACAATGTTGTAATTATCTATGGAGATTTATCGGAAGGAATATACAATATTATTGAACACAGTAAAAGTAAATTACCTATCGCTTCTAGAAAGATTATGTTATCAAATAAATTTCTAGGAGCAATAGGTAGAATTGTATTAGACACAGATATAAAACCCTTTTGGGTAAAGAGCGAAGATGAAGCATCATTGATAATTACAGCGATTTGTAAAATGCAACCAATAGAAAGAGAAGTTATAAGACCACAAGTATTTAAGAGAATAAGCACCGACGATTTAAGACTTGATATTTTAACTAGCATCAAAGGCGTATCCTATAAAAAAGCAAAGGTATTAATTGATACCTTTGGGTCTGTTATGGAAATAGGAGAACAAACTAGTTTTGACATACAGAAACTAGATGGGTTTGGAAAGGTATTAGCAGACAGAATACTTAATGTATTAAATTCAGAAGATAAGGTGAAACTATGATAGATGAATATGAAATGAATGAAGAAGATTACTATGCTCAATTTACAGAAGAAATGAGCGTAATCAAAACGGAACTACCCGCTATTATGAAAGCATGGGCAAATACAGCAACTAGTTATTCAAAATATAATGATACTCCTGCATCATTAATGTTTTTTAATTTACTTAGTTCAGTATGTAAAGACTTTGTGCATATTCCTGATGGTGATTTATCAGATGATATTAGAATTCATTTGTGTTGGATTCAAACATCAGGTACAGGTAAATCTACAATGTGGAGATTTGTTGGGCCTATTGCAAAATCTCTATACAAAAAAATTAATGAAACAGGGAAACACCCTCCAACTCTAATAAGTAATGGACAGATAATGGACACAAACTTTGATATATTTTCTCTCGTTGATTATACTGATGCTGCTTTAATTGGCTATATGGATAAGAAACTCATTAAGAATGATGAAGATGCAGAACTTCATGGTGGTGAAATTGGCGATGCCTATTTTGAAAGAGTAGCAGGTGCTTTAGAAGGAAGTGGTTTGGCTCATTGGGATGAGTTTGAGTATTCTGGAGTATTTAAAGAAAGCCAACACAAATCAAGTTCTATTGTTTATTTAAATACACTAATGAATTCATTAACTGGAGAGTCGTGGGAAATAACAAAGCAATTAAAAGAAGGTGGGCAGATAACTTGCTATTGTCAAAGGACAGTAGTATCAATGACATACCCTCCGAGAAATCTTCAAGAGATTATGGCTACAACAGGTGTTTTACCAAGAATGGTCATGTATGTCCATGATGTTCCTTCTTTTATCCAAGATAAAATCAGAAGAGAATTGATTGGTCAGTTTGGGATTATTACTGAAAGAAAGGAACCTCCGACAGAAAGATTTGCTAATAACTTATTTGAGATATACAATCTTGTAAAAGAAAGATTTGTTGAAGTAGGTTGTGACCCTCTTAAAACTATGACTTATACTCAAGATGCTAGAGATAGATTGTTATATGAGTATGATAAGATGGATAGGTATATCAAAGATGCTAGGCAAGAAGTAAAAGAAATCCTTGATGTATTCATTACTAGATTGAATCAAAATCTCAAAAAGATGGCAGTTTTATGCTCTATTGCTCAATCTAGAAGCATTAAAGATAAGGATAAGAGATTCATTGTTACGGGTAAAAACGTCGAACAAGCGGGACAGATTGCCGAAAAGTGTTATATAACCCTTGTCGCATGGCTTGAACGTAGCCTCCGTGTCCGTCGAACTTCGGTTACTGAAAAGTCAATGTTAAGCACATTTAAGACTGTTTATGTTGCTATGGAAAAAGATGAAGACGGATTCATAAGTAAAAAAGATTTCTTATCAGAAGTGAAAAGAGAAAGCAAGAAAAGTCAGGCTAGTGTTTACAACTACTTCAAATCAATTGAAAACCTATTTGAAATAGAAAAACAAGGCCGAGCAGTATTTATTAAATTTAAAGGAGAGGAAAAGAAATGAAATGGGAAAATACATACCTAGTGTTTGAAGTATCAAAAGGGCCAAAAGTAATCATAGAATCATTAGATACATATGGTGCTGATGGTTGGGAATGTTGTTCTATGCTAACAGTAGCGGGAAGTAACATTGTTTGCTTCTTAAAGCGAAGAATTGACGATGATGAAGAACCCGAAGTAGATAAGGAAACAGAAAAGATTTCTAAACTTTGGTCGCAGGATTGAGATAAATGTCAGTAATGGCTCTCGATATTGAAACAAAGAATATGTCGTATGACATAGGCGGTTTTGGTAATACTCATATGTTTCAAGTATCAACCGTTGCTACATGGGATGGAAATACTGGAACTGTTTATGTTGATGAACCCGTTGATTCTTTTGCTAAATCTGGTCATATTGTAAAGTCTTTAAGAGAACTAAAGTATGATTTAGATGAGCATTTTCAGAAAGGTGGATTATTATTAGGACATAATATTGCCGCATTTGATTTGCCTATTCTAAAGGACTCTATGGATATTTATTGTATTAAGCAATATCTAGAAGATAAAAGATATATTGATACTAGTAGAATCTTAACTAAAGAACATGGTGAAAGATTCCCATTGAGTAACTTAGTTAAATGCACAATGAATGATTTTAAACTCATGGATAGTGCTGATGCTCCTAAGTTATGGAAGGCTGGTCAATATGATGAAGTTGTTGAGTATTGTATGAAAGATACTCAGTTAGTTTATGACCTTTGGAAGTATGGTCAAGATAATGGGATTGTCAAAGCATTTTCTGTAGATAAAGAAAAGTTTGTAGAATTAGAGGTGAAATGGTAATGGAAGGCTGGGATTGGTTCTTTCTTCTTGTTTTCTTAACAGTTCTCTTATTGCTTTTCTTTGCCGCTTTCGGTGGAACTAATATCACCGATGATAGCGTCGAAGATTACATGAGAAGATTGATGAGAAACAAGGAAGATGGACAGTAATGGGATTGAAACAACAATGCCCGTATTGTGGCAATAAGACGTTAGCGAAGCGTTTATTGGGTTTTTATGTAGGTTCTCCCGAACAGGTTAAGTTGTGGGAATGTCGGGAATGTCAGAAAATTTGGTCAATTAAGACTATTTGAGGGGAGGTGGCTCTTTTGGGTCGCCTCCCCTCTTTTTTTGGCTTTTGAAATTTACCATTTTTCATCAATTGTTGCAAGCCATGTAGATAGAAAACCTACAACAAAGGCTATTATAGCCAATAAAATTAATTGCATATTAAGGGCTTATAATATAATAAGAATTTTGCAATGGTGCTGGATTACCGTCAGAAACCGCATGAACAACAACAGTATCGCCAACAGGTAAATCTATTTGGTCAGGGGTATTTACCAAACGATGAGTTGTTAAAGAAGTTCCCGAAAGAGAAGGAACAAAATCAATCTTACCTGCACCAAGAACAGTAATCACAGTAGGAGCAGTTCCTAAATTTCTTATGGTAAAGACTGAATTAGCAACTGTATTTGGTGGCGGTAAAGTAAAGGCATTACCCGTAGCATCATGAATATAAATAATACTTGTTGTAAATGAAGGAACAGTGGGAACACCACCACCAAGAGTTCCACTAAACGCTTCACCTCTATTAAACATTAAACCATTAGTTGTTAAAGCAGTAGTAGCAGTAATAGTATCTCCAATTACTGCCGAAGTTGCAGTAACATTGGTGGAAACGGTGTTTCCTGCAATTTCAAGTTTATTACTAGGACTGGCTGTTCCTATTCCAACATTACCATTACCATCAATTCTCATTATTTCATTTAATGGTTGATTAAACAAATCTAATGGCCCCTTTGTTTTAAAAGCAATATAACCTTCATAGTTATTGCTGTTAGCACCTGCCATCGCTATTTCAGATAAAGAAGTAGTGCTTCCGCTATTTCTTAATTTAATAAGTCGTTCTGTTGTTCTACTTGTGGTAGTTAAAGAAATATTGCCATCTTCAACATCTAATCTTTCATCAGCAGTAACATTTTGATTAAGTCGAATACCTACATTTCCTGTTGAACCATCAATGCGCAATACTTCAGTTGATGCACCACCATCATTAACTTTTAAAACAATATCTTTATCTTGTTCTTTTGCTTCTATTACTACATCACCTGCACTACTAGTAATAGAAAGACTTTCAGTATAACCAGAATCATCTCTACCAACACTTAAACTATTTTCAGTTTTATTTACAGTAAGATATTGAATACCTACATTTGCAGTTCCATTATGAGTAATAACTGCAATAATAGTATCTCCTGTTGCATATTCAGCCACTTTATCTACCGCAGTAGGGTTTTTTATTTGTAAAACAGGAGCAGTAGCGTGGTTGTTTGCAACTAACAAATGGTAGCCATTTGTATATGTTGAACTTAAAGTTAAATTATTTACACCCGCAACAGCAATTCTTTTACCATCACGAAAAATAACTCCTGCACCAACATCAATCTGCGTTGCACTATCAATAGTAATATCAAAACCACTAATTGCATAGTTTTGTCCTAAACCATCTGAAAGGGCTTTAATAATTCCAGTATGGGGAAAATCTACACCATCTTCTATTTGATTAGGTGTTCCATGTGTGCTTTGTCCATAAAAGTTCGGATTACTTACCATATTACTCAACCTCCAACAAAATAAACAGTTCTAATGTTTCTGTTGTGGAAAACGGACCAACTCCATCAAAATTGGTTCTATATACCATATCGCTCCCATCAAATAGGCCGACTTCACGAATTACCTTTCCTTGAATACTACTTCCTGATATAGATACTTTTACTTCAAGGACATTTAAATCTGATTTTGTAATAATAATAGATGGAGTAACGCTTAAGGGAACATCTAAATCATTAGCCGTAGGGTTAGTGCTATTACCCCCTAAACCAATTTTAGCACTATCAAATAAATTATCTTTAATGTGAGTAGCGATTAATGTTTTTAATTTATCTGTAATCATGCTAAATCTTCCTCCAATAAATCAGTAATGGTAATCGTTGCTCCGCCAGTAAATCCTAATTTGGCAGTAAATCCAAGTGCAGTACCAAAGCCAAGAGTCCTTCCACCCGATGCTTCTCTCTTACGCACCAACAATTTAAGTTCTTTGGTGTTGAGGGTGTTTAAGAAATTAAATGATACTTCGTTAGAAGTTAAATCCGCACTTCTTAATGCAGACTTTGTTTCTTTACTAGCAATTAATAATTCTGAGAAAATATCGGATAAGTCCTTCGTATATCTTCCTAATTGTAATTTAATAAAACCAGTTAGTTGATGTTCCATCTCCAAAACAATAAATTCTCCAGTTTCTATATTCTCTCTGGGAAGTGAAACAGTTACAATATCACCAACTCTTAATTGATTGATTCCTTTATTCTGCATCGTAAAGGACAACTTTTGATTAAATCTTGAATGTATTCTAAGTAGTTTGGTTGCTCTTTTATCTACTTCTTCTTGTGTAAGTAATGTGCCATCAACTACTTCCAATGTTTT